GGCTGTGGTGTAATCTGTGTGTCGCAGAAGAACTTTGTTTTCCCATTTACCATTTCCATCACCACCAGAAGTGTTGCTGTTGTCTGTTGAGATAAATGCTGCCTGAAAAGTAATCTGCACCCAAGCGTTTTGGTCTAAAACAATTTGTTTTCCACAACCAAACAAATCACGATAAACAACAGAAGATGCAGCAGTCTGTGTGTTGGACTTTGTAGTAGAAGTAAAGTAAGCACGATTAAGGGCTTCACTATCTATGTTCTGTCCTGCGATAAATGACGAAGCAAACTTGTGGTCGTCTGTAATAGGTTTAAATTCTCCTGCTTCTATCTCATCAAATTTAAAATCACTACCAACATCTGCAACAACAATCTCTTGATTAGAATAAACTTTTGCTGCTTCTTCGTTAAGATGCTGATTGTCTGCAAACAAAACTGCATTATCTACATAATTGTAAGGTTTAGTAAAAGCCATAATTTATTCCTTTATTAAAATTGCTGTGATGTTATTTCTTGTTATGTCTGCTTGATTACCAGCACCACCATTCGGTCCTACTTTAACTTGCAGTTCTACTTTCTCAATAGTTCTACCTGTTATTCCAACACGCCAAACACCAGAAAAAGAAAAGTTCCTCCACCAAATAGCGGTGTCTAAACCTGTGGTGTCGTTAGTTAATCTAGACCTGCGATTAAAAGAATAACCACATTCTGCTATGGTCTCGGTTAATGTTCCACCACCATCGTTGTAATAAACAACTAGGCGCATTCCTATGCAGTTGTAAGAAGCAGTTGCATTTGTTCCATCACCATCATCATTACAAATAACATCTCCAATTATTCCAGAGGTTTGCACCCGAAGAAGATGTGTAGCATCAGCAGTTCTATTGATTGTTAATGAACTTGGTGTTCCGCCAGAATTAACTAAAACATAGTTGGTTGATTGTGTTGTAAAACCAGTTGTTGTTGGATTATCAAAAAAGAAAACTTCATTTGCTAGTGTAGAACCAGCCGATTGATTAAAGTGCGCTCTTGTAGCCCAATTAGGTTTTGTGTTTAATTCAGTAATAGTGATTGCTGCTAAATCATCATAAGGCTGGTTTAGTTCTGCTGCTGTTGGTGTGTCGCCTTCTCTAAATTTTGTAAATTTAATTGTTCCCATTTGATTACCTCTTTGTGTTGCGGCACATTATTTCAGCACCATAGATGTCTATTGGTCTGCTGGGATTACCTTGATAGTTAGTTCCAACAGCATCACTTGTTAATGCTCTCCAACGCAAATCTATTTTTACATTCTGCGAACCAACAGGAACTTTAAAAGGAATAGTGCAAGTAATTCTGCGAGCATAAATCCAAGAAGTCTCTGCAACAAGAACATCATTTACAAACACACCCCATTCGCTCCACCAATCTTCACCAAAGAAAATTCTAAATGTAGTGTCGTCGCTTTGATAAACAATTCTATCTACGCCGTGGAAAAAATCAATAACAGCACAACCTGTAAGCATTCCTTCTTGTGCGTCAAATTCCAAGAAGGTGTAATCCATAGAACCATAATCAGTTAATTTATTCCAACCAGTAGTCCAGTTTGCTGTTGGTAAATTAATAGATGTGATTGGTTCCCAAACATCTAGCCCACCTTCTGCAACATTCCATCTTTTTATTCTATGGTAATCTTGTGTTGCACCTGAATAAGTTAGTGTTCTATTTCCATTTGCAAAAACTTCCGTAGAAGAAGCATCAGCAAAATTATCAAATGTTAAAGCATCAACTGGAAAGTTATTTGCGTTTAAGTTTCCATTTATTTCTTTTAATGTTCCGTCCAGATTATCATTAATGTTCTCTGGCTTTACAGCCTGAAATCTAAATGCTGGTCTTTTTGCGTAAGTTTTAGACATTATCTTGCTTGCCCCTTATTAAGTCTTGTTCTTTGATTTAGTGTTTGGATGTCTGCTGTGTCGTAGTTTATGTGAAAACTAATAAGGTGGAAAGGAACATTAGCAGGTTCCAGTTCTTTGGCTGGCTGTGTCTGTAATCTAAATTTAAATTGATTTATTAATTGTGTGTTAGTGTCCCAGCGAAGACGAATTATTCTTGCATCTTTTAATCTATCGTTGCTTATTGTAAATGGAACTTTGGTAATAGCACCATCACCAGCACCAAACACAGGGTCTTCTTTTGTTGTAAAGACACGCTCATTCTTTGATTGTTTTTGTCCTCCCGCTGAAACAAAATCAACATCGTAATCAGTAGCATAATCTAATGCAAGTGATAAATCACCATAAGAAAGAATTTCTGCTTCTACTGAATAAACACGATGCTTGACGCTATTATCTCCAAAGTCAATCCAATTACTTTCCCAGACTGCTGCTGGTCTATTAACATCATTAACTTGATAAGTTGCTGTGTCCTGATTAAAACCTTGCACGAAGAATGTTTGACCGAATGAACGACTACCAGACCAAACTACAAGCGGAGAGACAGAAGCCCCAAAGGAACCAATAATAATAGGAGAGCCTGAACCACCTAGACCAGTCCAAGAAGGAGCGCATCCCATAACAAAGTGTCCTTCTGGGTCAGTAGCAGCACAAGTAAAACGAAATAGATTTTCATTAGCATTTCCTACTGCACCTCTAATAGACCACATCCCATTATCTAAATGATAAACCAATCCCTTTGTAGGAACTGAATTACTATCTGTTGCAAAATGGAACCAGACTTCTCTTTCCTGTGGAGAATAACAAGCCCAAGCATTACCTAGTGCTGCTTTATTTATTTCAGCAATTTCTTTATCTAGTGTCTCGCTTACACGGGTAATTGTAATCTGTGAGCCACCATCTAAACCACCTTGGATTAGGAAGATGCCTTCTTCGTTCATAAACATAACACCTAGGTTTGCAACAGAACAAATAGCATTTGATGCAATAGTTCCCAAGTTATTTGCTAGGGTTGAGATTGTAGGATTACCTTGCCCGTCTCTTCTAATAATCTCAATAGAATTTCTACGGAACACTAACAAGTTATTGTAATAAGAATAAAGTTGTGTTATGTGTCCTCCACCAGTAGAACCAATCTCAAAGAAATTAAAAGAACCAAATTGTTCTGGATTTCCTTTCTCGCTGTAAATAATTCTAGTTGGTGTGCTGTCTCCACCACCAAGCCAAATGCGGTTGTCCCAAGCAGCACCAAACTTGTAAGTAGTGTTAATCTTTGATGAAGCAAATGTCTCTGGTGCCTGAACTACTAATGCACTATCAGGTGTAATGTCTATGTAGTGTGTGGTGCTATTATCCTCAAATTCCTTAACAAAGAAATAAAGAGCATCATTAGCATCTGTTGCACCAACACGACGAATGTTCTTTGTTCTGTAAAGTCTGCGAGCAGTTGTTCCTTCTGCACCTTGTGGTAGTTGTAGGACAACACCAAATCTCTGCTGCTGTGCTGCTGTTGATGGAAGCCAGTTAGTAGAAACAGGTGCAGACAAAGGACTTTCAGCACCATCTTCTGTAATGTAAGTCATAAACCAAAAATAGTTTGAGCGTTCATCATCAGCAAAACCAAGTCCCAAAGTTGATTTTTGACCGAAGACAGGACCGCAAGTTCCTCCTTCTAAATCATCTCCATCAAGATAAGATGGCTGCAAAGGTGAAACCTGTGGAGATGCTGTTGGTAGAGAGAAACTGAAATCTCTAAAATCTTCATTTCCACTAAACCAGATTGGCTTATCGTAGCCGTTGATAATTAAAAGGCGATTACCATAAGGAATAAATTGTGTTCCTACTTCATTTGTCTTTGGTCTTTTTCTATCGCTCTGCAAATAAACAAAATCGTTGTAATAATAGTTTCCTGCATAAGCCGAGCCTTGCCCTTTATTACCCCAAGCATAAAGTAAATCACCACCTCTTTCCCAAAAATAATAAATTTGTCCTGTGCTGGATTTCTCCCAGATAAAGCAAGCATCAGTTGGATAAAGCAAATGTTTTGTAATAGATGTTGCATTACCTACAAGTGTAAAAGATTGGGGAAACTTCCACCAACTTTCTATTCCTCTATCACACACCCAACCTAAACCATTAGGGTCTATGCGAAAATTGTAAATTTTATCTGCATAACCTAACTGACCTTTGTAGCGTTGGTCTAGACCAGCAGCATCAACAAAACTAATCTTTTGAGATTTCATAGCCATTAGTTAATTCTCCTTAAAGATTGGTAATCATAGAGCGGTGCCTGACGATTAACGCCAAACTGACCTCTTTGCACTTGGCTGTCTATGTGGTCGCAATAACGCTTCTGCAAGCCTTTAACTTCTGTCTCAATTCTTTTGCGGTAAGTGTTAGATAAACCTTCTTGTCCCATCTTTAAGTAAATGTCTTCTAATGCTTTAAACACAATCAACTGGTGGAATTCATAAGGCATCTCTGGACTATCAGTCCAAAGTGTTAAGTCTTCTGGTTTCTTGTAATAACGAATGATTGCATCTCTACGGAAGTCTTGGAATGTTGTAATTGACTGCTCGTTTTTAACCTGTGCTATTACCTCATCAAATCCATCAGGTCTTGGGTAAGGTCTAATCTGCTGGTGTTGTCCGTCAATCTCTACATAACGCTTCTGTCCGTTGTCTAACTGGTTAATGTTAGTCAAAGCCCCTGTTGCACTTTCATCATTAATAAAATAATAATCGTTGTAGTTTTCTGTGTTTCTAAAAATCCCACCATTAATAACCTGAACCCAACAAGGAAGTCCTTGTCTTTCTCCTGTCTGTCTGTTTAGATTTTTATTGTAGAAGAAAACCTTTCTTGCTCCACGCCAAGGTGTAGGCAATTCATCAAAGTTATTGTAAGCATCTGCTATGATGTCTGTTCCATCCCAAGACTTACAAGTAAAAAGAATTGCATTATTATTTCCCTCGCTCATCTGGATTGTAGCAGGTTCGCTTAATGCACCTAACTTACCAGCAACCTCAAAAGCCCAACAGAATTCATAATAAGTGTTTCCTAGGAAGCCTGTGCCTATGTCGTTTATTTCTGTAAGTTCTAGTTTCTCGGCAGCAGGAACCTGATAAGCAGGAGACCAAACATAAGCCTCTGCGTAGGATGATTTGTAATCTGCTCTTAAATCTACCTGCTCTTCTCTACGAGGCATAATAGCAGTTGATTTACCATAAGGAGGAAATGAACCTGCTGATGTGTTAAATGGATAATCACGATGACCGAAGTAAAGTAATTCTAAACAATCCTCTGGTAAATCATAAGTTCTTTTTTTAATAGCCCAATTAGTTTTAAATGTTCCAGCAGTAGGTGTAGGTGCAACAACTGGTTCTGCTAGGATAATCTCTGCCTTATTAACAACCTTTGCAATAATGTAGTCTCGGTTCTCAATCTCCATAGGCTGTCCTTCCCAAATGTTCTTTGCATCAATAACACCAACCTTTTCTAGCCTATCAATTCCAAACTGAAATAGAACACGCCTTTCTCCCTGCACCCAACTAATCCCTACTGATGTAGCAGGAGCAACAACATTTGCTGTGTCTCTATCTGGTAGGATGTCTGGGTAAAGACGATAGTTGATAGTCTTTGTAGCAAAAGTCCAACGCTTCATAGTCCAGATTGCATAAAGAGCATCATTAACAATCTCATCCATCTGGTCGTTAAACTGCTGCAAGTCTGGGGAATAGTCAGTTATGTTTTTTATTTTTTCTCGTAGGGCTGTAAGGTTCATAATGTAATTCCTCTTGTTCTCATTATGTAGTAAAAGTCAAGTAAAGAAAAAGCCCCAACCCCAGAGAGGGGAAGGGGCATAGTTCTCCTTTACCTGTAATGTAATCTTACCATTAGGTAAGAGAAGGCATTACATAAACACTTCTGGAAACGAAGCCTGCACCACCACCAGCAACTGGGTCAATTAGAAGACCACAGATGCCGAAAGTAGAAGCAGCAAGGTAAGCATCACTAACACCAGCGGTGTTGGTTGCAGATAGAGCAGCACCACGATTAATCGCAGCACCAGCATCATTAACCTTCGCTTCGCAAATTCCACGGGTGCAGATAAGGGCAGAACCGCCCTGAACCACACCGCCAGAGCCATCATCGTCTCTGCTAGAAGCAGGACCGAGGACAACACCGACAACGATAGAAGCGATAGAGGTAGTAGCAGCAAGACCACCAGCATCGTTTAGGTCAGCGGGACGCACAGAAATAGCAGCGACACCATCTGTGTTTGTAGCACCAGCACCATCACCGAGAGATAGAGCAACCCAATCGCCAGCAGTAAGTGCTGCATCGGCTTTAAAGGTCTCTACCTGTCTGCGGTTCATAGCGGCAAGTCCAACATCAACGGAGGCACCGAAACCATCTTTCTGTGTAGTTTCCAAATAGTTAATTAAAGTTTGTGTAGCCATAATGTTTCTCCTTTATTAATAATTAGCACTACGCATTAGAATGTGTCGCCATCAAACAGGACACCCTGTGAGCCAAGATGGTCGGCAATAAGTTGTGCCTTAACATAAAGTTGAGCGGCACGGGCAGTTGTTCCAGCAACATCCTCAAAAGGACTAACAGCAAAGTCAGCATCTTTGTGGAAAACAAGT